ACTTGGAGTTCTTCCAAAGTCGATACCAACTATTACCTCTACACCATCAACAGGCTCAATAGGGGACTTTGATACATGAGATTCTTTTCTAAAGGTCGCATACACTGGCTTGCCGTCCATTAGAGCTTGATATTCATTCAGAACATATACTTTTACCCATTGTGGGGTTTTACCCAATATAATCTTATCATAGTAGTCAGGCTGTATGTTCTCTCTGTTCTCAGCCTTGAGATTCTTCTCATAGCCTAAAAGATTACCAGAATCATCACGTTTCTCTTTCATAGCCCCAGCTTGCCTGTAGAACGTCCAATCATCAGGCTTAACAAGTAATAGCTTTTCATCAGAAGCCATATACTCAGGTGCTGGTACTTCACCAGCCATAATGCCCCACCAATGCGTTTCATCAGGAGCATTTGTGTCCATAATAACGCCAAACCAACTCGGACCGCCATCACGCATAGAAGGGAAACGACCAACACGCATAGTACATGCATCAACGATAGACTTAGGAAGCTCTCTAGCTTCATTTAGCCATACGCCTGTTAGCTCTAAGGAAAGTAGCTTTTTTACGTCTTCTTGTTTGTCTAATGCTAAAAAAATGACTTCTAGCTCAACGGTAGTCTTATCCCCCAATGAGAAGTTGACAAGATGGGTGTAGGGAGGACTCCACACAAACTTGCCAACTTCATCACCGAACCAATCCCTCCACGTCTTAATAGTCGTGGTTTTTAATTGGGGATTGGTATTACGAATAACAGCCCACCGTGTTCTGCGTACCCCAGCAGAATTAGGGGCTTGGTTGACTGCTTTCCGCATTATCTCCATGCAACAAGTCACGGATTTACCAGAGCCAACAGGACCTCTAATCCCTCTTACAAAAGACTTATCTTTCATAAAAGACTTAGCTACAGGCCCAGGTGGTTTATAGTCTAGGTTCATTATTAACCATAAAATTTTCTAGTTGAAGAGCCAGAAACTCTACTGCCAATCAGCTTTCTAGCCGCAACACCTAAACCAGAACTCTTGCTAATATCTGCTGGCTTGCTATCAGCTTTTGGCTTACTAACAGGACTATCATTATCAGAAGAATCTTCCTGAGCTTCTGACTGACTGCCATAAGAAGGGGATGCTCCATCTCTAGCCGCCCTGTATTCATCAACTACAGTTCTTCCATAACTACTTGTAACACCTTCACCAGAAGAAGAACGCACTATGCTTCCACTCTTACTCCTAGCGTAAACCTTTTTGCCAGTCTCTTCCTCTTGGGAAGTTATAGCCATTTCTTCTTGCTTCCTACGTCTTTGCTTAGTTAAGTAATCAATCTCACTAGCTCTATCGTCATTGTTACTGTTGGCTTCATTTCCCATAATCACCCTCTCCTATAAAAATATATTTTAGTGGTTAAAACTTAATTAAGTCTGTTGTGTGTGTAGTTGACCTTCTATGTGATCAGTGCTGGTTTTTCAAGGCGGTACTCTATACAAGCCAAATTAGCATTGGGACCCCTACACCTAATCTACATTGAAGTTTATCTGCACAGCCGTACTAGGAGTTCGTACAGCATCCTGTCTAAATCCTGCCCTGTCCATCAAATCTCTAGCGGCTTCAAGCCTTACATACTGTGACTTACTATCCAACAGTTCTCTCATCGTTGCCATCGCTTGTGTAGCGTCCCATCCCAAAGTCATCATAGCCAACTGTTGTCTATACTCAATAACATGTTGTTTTCGCAGTGTATTGAATGCCCAAGCCTTGTTTCTACCCAGTCTCTTTGCGGCTTCTGTTGGGTTGCAACCATCATGCAAGATAACATGAACTAACTCTTGCTGTGCTTCTGTTATCTTTTCGTTACTTGCTTTCACTGTCGGAGCGTGTTTCTCAATGTCATCCATTGGAACTATACCGCCCTTATATTTATCTTGCTGTGTTTTATCTGCTGTTGTCATTTCCAAGACCCGATTGTTTACGGACGTATTATACATATCCCTTTGTTAGCGTTGTCAACTCACTTGTTGCATCTCATTGTCTTACATGTCTTTTATATGTGGATTTCGACATTTGTACGTTTAGCGTTGTGTCGAAATCAACTGTGTCGCACCCCATCGAGGGGTACTCACAGTAAGTTGCACATGCTTAATTCTCTAAGCGGTCATGGCAAGACAAGCTTGCGAGTCATCAGATTTCCCTCGCTTCGGTTGTTACTTATTTGATTGAGTCACTCTTACGAGTGACATGTTTTTATTTAGCACGTTACCGTTGTAACATCTTGCTCGTTGAGTTGAGAACACACACACACAAGTTGTGATGATATCATGGAATGATGACTCTTCGAACACGAACCATTGCGGTAGGACGCAAGGGTGCAGTAGCTCCCTTCCGTCTGACCTACACTATTGACAATAGCAAAATCCAAAATCCGAATTTGCGTGTAGTACGCAAATCCATTTCGGACAAGGGGGTTATCACCCCTTTTGATATTGCAATTTCGCAACTCATAGTCAGGCCGTCTACATCATGCACAATCGTGTGTATGTGTCAGCCCTACGTCAAGGAGAACATCATGGGTTACTACAAATCACAACTAATAGAACAGCAAGAAGAACATCGTCTAGGTAACATTGACCAAGATTACGAGTCACAGGTTACATCAGAGCTTGACCAAGCAATAGCTGATGGTGACACAGAACGTGCAATGTATCTTGCATCAGTCATCGACATAACAATCCAATAAGCCAAATCAGGGGTAGGTGATTGGCATCTACCCCACAACGTAAGGAGAATCACAAATGCCTTTTGATATTGACCTAACTAACATTGAACCTACACCAACCAAGCTACCTCGTCTTGAGGATGTCACTACTGATTACCTTGACAACATTGCCAAACGTCTACAGCATGACACATTCTCAGAGCAAGCCAAGCAGACATTCGATGTGGCTTGGCAACAGCATTACGCACAGCTTGAGACAGCGGCTATCATGATACATGATGATGGCAACGACATCACACTTTGTTGCAAGCTTGTAGACTCTCGCATTCGCAACCTTGAGTATCTCATGGATGACCTCAAAAGCTATGGCAACCGTCTTAAGAACATTGACGAGGATCATGTGGTCAATGACCCAGAGATTACCGTCAGGCAACAGGATGACATTGACGACAAGCTAACCAAGCTTCGTAGTCAGTACGCTCACATACGCAATATGCACTACGTCCTCAAGACTATGGTACGTCCTGAGATAGAGAGACGCACTGGCTACACCATGGACGCTTATAAGTCCAAGGCTCAGCTTGACACAGAACGCAAGACCAAGAAGTGGTCGCACTTCCGCAAGAAAGTTACCATGGATGTTTACATGTCATGGTCACCCAAGCAACGTCAAGCTTACACAGAGAAGTATGGTCGTAGGGTTCAGTAGCCCTACGATACACATTGGGAGGCTGGAGCATCACGCTCTAGTCTCTCACTTTTTTTGTGCGACAACAACCGAGGTAAAACGCCTCAGACTGACAGGAGAACATTATGGTTTTCTATATCATTGCTGGTGTATTCTCAGCACTTGCTATATTATTTCTGTTAGCCAAATTTGACTTTAAGAAAGTTCTTTGGCTTGACATTCCTATCGACATTGCTTCAACTATCTTGCTCGTTGTTATGTTTGCTGGCACATTTGCTGGCATGATGGCGGCAGTGATAGGGGGGTGTATAATTTCAGCTACACTTTACATACTCAAGAAGCTTAGAGGTTATAAAAAGCCAAAGTGGAAAAGATTTGGTTATGAATGGGTGGACATAAACAAATGAGAGAATCTCAAATGACTGTACAACAATTTAAACAAATGCTTAAAGCTAACAGAGATAGACTTCTTTACTTTTGGAAATACAATACAGAACAGCGCAGAAACACTGCAACATCTGTTAGTTCCTCAACAATCAAAGCAGCAATGAAAAGAAGAAAAGCCAAATAGTAATTATAATTAGATTGTGTAAAGACGTTCCTGTATCAGGTTAACACTTACACATAGTCCCTGCCCATACGACCTTTCATTTCGGTTGATGGTCAAAAGCAGGGATGTGACACTGCTACTTACCTAGGAAGGTCGCAATGCAGTGACAGAGGCTAGACGTGATGCCTCAAACCTAACCATGTCAACGCAAGGAGAAATAGACATGAACTTCGCACAAATCACAATCTCAGGTAACATCGGCAGTGAACCAGAAGTCCGTGACGTAAACGGTACTAAGGTCGCTAACTTCTCAGTTGCCGTCAACGAAGGCTACACCACCAAGTCTGGTGAGAAAGTGGAGAAGACCCACTGGTATCGTGTAGAAGCTTGGGACGGTAGCAATGGCAAAGGCCTAGTGTCTAACGTCATTGAGAAGTATGCCGCTAAAGGCACTACCGTATTTGTACAGGGCTTCCCCATCATCGAGGAATACGAGAAAGATGGTCAGAAGCAACGTTCATTCAAGGTCAAACTAGCTGGTGCAGGCTCAACATTCCGCCTAGCCAGCAAGGGTACATCATCCGAAGGTGCGCCTCAGACTGGCTCACCATCAACTGTGGATGACGATATTCCATTCTAGTAACCGTTCCCCTAGGATGGAAGGAGGGTAGTGGCAATCCAACTGTCACTGCCCTTTTTTTGTGTAATATTCACAAGGAGTTCACATGATTGAGTCATTAGACACCGTTGTACAACCAAAACAACAGAAAATTGAGCTTGTTCGTTCACAGATAGAGCCAACAGACTATGAATGGATTAAAGACATTATCGAAGCTAGAATGTTTACTTTTGTACGTCTCTACGACAATGGAGATGGCGTGTACATAGATGATGAAGGTTTATATGCAGAACAAAGATTCTTCTGGATACACAGAAACTACCCACAACCTCTTGTAAACAAAGGATTGTTCATGGGTACAGACCGTGAAGGAGATAGCATACCGCCTCAAACATCTTTGACACAATTTAAAAAAGACGTAAAATTTATAGGTGATACACATGACTTGCAAGTTATGATGATGTTTAACAAAAGCAAAATCTCAATGGAGAATGGTTATGAAGATTACAGACCAATGTTCTTTGAATGATAATAATAAAATGACACCTTCTATTGCCGTAATGATAGCTGAAGGAATTGAAACGCCTCGTAGTGAGGATGAGTTTCTTCAAGCTTGGCAATACATATATAACTCTGGCCTTTATCTGCAGTTGCAGGGCTGGTACGGCAGACGTATCGAAGACATGATAAGGGAGGGGATATTAGATGCCTGACAGATTATGGATAGAATGTCCCGAATGTGAAGGTGACTGCACAATAGAGTACGAAGTTCCAAAGCCAGACTATAGGTATGGCGGTGAGCTTGTGGGAGAAGTAAGAGACTGCGAAACCTGTGAAGGTAGAGGAGAAATCGAACAGCATGAGGAGGAGTAACCATGCTAAATTATATCAGAAAGTTCAGGCCACTGAACGCCAAAGCCAGTTGGATTGGGTGGTTCGTCACTGTTCACCTAACACTATCGTTTACGATTATGTTGATGATGATAGCAATGGGCATCAACCCGACCCTCTTGGTTTCAGTGATTGGTGCGCCCCTGTGGATTGGCGTAGCGTTCGCCTCAAAGACACTGACTGACAAAATTATGGAGGACTAAATGTTTGATAAGATTAAGATTCGTAGCGGTATCCCAATCCCGCCACTAAGCGCACGTTCACACCTTTCTGTAATAGCAAACAAAATGCAAACTGGTGACAGCGTTGACGTACCGAAAAGCCAAGCTGTTGGTATGTGTCAAGCTGTACGCAGAATGCATGGGGGTGCAACAATGCGTAAACTAGACGATAACACTTGGCGTGTATGGAGGACTAAATAATGTACACATCAATTACCAACACAATAGAATGCACCAGAGTTGTAATGTACACTGACGATCCTAGCTTTGTTGCTATCAAATTTTACAACAACCGAGATTGTATAATGACAGCTTATGCCTCTTCCTCAGATGGTAAAACATTTGAGTTCTTTACTGGCATAGATGCCAAAGACGTAACTATTTTATTGGAGGAAACCGATGCAAAGACAGATTCCACTGAGTGACCTCAAGCACTCACCTGACAATGTACGCAAAGTAAAGTCTAGCAGAGACAGCATTGCACAACTAGCCGCCTCAATCCAAGCCAAGGGCCTGCTACACAACCTTGTAGTAGTAGAGAATGGCAAAGGCTACAACGTCATTGATGGCAACAGACGCCTCGATGCACTCAACAAAGTACACAAAGACAAGAAAACGCCTATCAACTGTATTGTCTTGGAGTCTAATGACAATGAGGTTGGCCTACATGCAAACATGATGCGTGAAGATATGCATCCACTTGATGAGTGTGATGTTATTCAAGCTCTTGTTGCTGACGGCTCAGAAGACTTTGACTCTGTAGCTAAACGCTTTGGTCAAACTAAACGCTGGGTAGAACAGCGTGTAAGCCTCTCTGAGCTATCAGACAAAGCTAAAGAGATGTTTCGTGCTTATCGCTTCAACTTGGCTGTTGCACAAGCTTTTACGCTTGGTAGCCATGAGAAACAAGACGCTTATCTTGAGCATGACTATGAATCATACCATGCAGAATCAGTCAAACGTGACATGGTTGACAGAAAAATTCCGACAACTGCCGCACTGTTTGACATTGAAACTTACAGAGACAAGTTAAGCATAGAATCTGATTTGTTTGGTGATGAAGAGTTTATTACCGACAAAGAAGAGTTTGCTAGCATACAAGCCAGCCACATATTACAAGTGTGCCAAGAGTACCGTAAAGAATATATGGATGTTATCTATTTAGAAGACCAGTATTATTGGGACTCACCAGAATGCCGCACACTTCAACCTGTAATTAGTGATGAACACGGATTTGCTAAACAAGACATGATACTTGTTGTTACATACAACTCCTATCGATACGTTCTTGATACTAAACAAATGGTAATGAAAGACATTGCTGAAGCACAGGAGGCACAAGATGTTGCTGTTGAAGAGGAAGAAGAAGAAGTAACGCCTCTGACTTACAGCAAGCCACAAGAAGATTTGCTAAAAGGTTATTTTGCTGACCATGTTATCGACAAGTTGTTCGCCGCCACAGACTTAAAAACAACTGAAAAACTAATGAAATCACTGCTTATTCATCGTAAGCTAGGCTACACATACTCAGCAATTAATCGTGTTGGTCAAATCTATGCTGACCCACAAAACCTATTTCCCAAGGATGAATACCCAGATGACTACACTCAACCTAGTTATATTGACCTTATTGAAAAACACCAAAAGTTTGCTATTGATGCTTTCGAAGCTGATGGAACTAGCCCACTTGCTTACTGCATGTCTCTCTCTGATGAAGACCTTAGCATACTATTTGTGGCGTGTTGTCTTACGGGCATATCAAAGTATGACATACAGTCAGAAACGCTCCAAGAGTTTGTTGGCTCTACCGAAGCCTACCAAGGTTGGTTCACGCCAGACGAAAAGTGGCTAAACAAATACAAAGCCAATCAAATTTCAATGATGGAAGATTATTTGTTTGGCAAAATATCTACTGACTCAAGAGCAAACCGTATCAAAGCAATCAAAGATGAGCTTGCTAAAAATCCTGTGTTTGATCCTTACGGTTCTTGGCCGCAGTTCAAACCCCAATAGGCTATCAACGCTGATTCCGCTACCCCATCTTCACACTTCAACTCCCAGCAGTGTGCGGCTTGGGGTAGTAGGTAGCCAGCTCTAGCTCTAGCCAAATCTTTATCAGCAGATACATTCAAGTCTTTCTTCCACTTGCGAGGAGAGACTTCAACGTACTCAACATCTAAAGCTATTAAACAGCCGACATACAAACCATAGTTAAAGCCAGTTTTAAATGTAGAAGCTACGCCTTGTCTTGGCATTGACTGTTGTTTTTCTATAAACACTTTGTCAGGATTGAAAATTTTTATCCTATCAACAATACCCACTAGGTTTAAAAACTTTTTACCCTTGATTGTTTTGATAGGTGTACGTTCAGCAGACACTTCATTACCCTCTATAAAGGTAATGCCTCCTGTCAATCCGGGGTCAATCCCACAAACTCTCATCTCTTTTCTCCAATTTAATATCGCATCCTAAGGCTTCAGCCCAACAGTATGCGTTAAACAATGTTGGCTTTCTATTACCAATTTCCCACTTAGCACAAAGACCTGACGCAACGCCAAGTCTTTGGTCAACTTCGGGTTGCGTAAGTCCTAACTCGTACCTACGTTGTTGAAATTGTTTAATTAAATTGGAAGTAAAAGTAATTTCACTCATTCACTTCACCTATCACATAAGCCAAATATATGCTAATGTGAATTGTTATGCAAGGAGGACACTATGGGCATGACTCGTAAGCACTATCAATGGCTTGCCACTGAGATTGCACCCATCACTACAGACAAAGAATTATTCATTACAAAAGTAAAGGAGATTGCTGGCAGAAACTTTGACCAATACCGATTCCGTAATGCTGTAGAAGATGCATGGGCGGATGCACAAGCCGATGAATGCGGGCCTGACTTATATAAGCTAGCCGATTATGTGACCACATGGCAACGTACATGGGGCGAGGAGAAATGAATGCTTACTAAAGCACAGATCAAGGAACGAGCCACCTACATTGGCTCATCAGATGCAAAAACTATTGCCTCAGGTGATATTGCACAGTGGATTACTCTAGCAAACCAGAAAGGTGGACATGAACATGCAAAGTTTTCAAAACAAACTCAACTGCTCATGGACACTGGCTCATACCTCGAACCCTACATCATTGACAAATGGTGTGAACAAAACAAACGCAAGGTTAATGCAAGGGGAATGGGCAAAACTATTCTTATTGACAGCATCCCTATGCATTCTACCTTTGATGCCCGTGTTGTTGGCGATGCTCTTCCATTGGAAATTAAAGCTCATTTTGGTTTCAAAGACATGGAAGAACTATGTGACTTTTATTCGCCACAATGTCAGCATCACATGCTGGTGGCTGGTGTCGACCGTTGTTATCTTGTGGCTCTATTCGGTGTACGCTGTCGCCTAGAGTGGCGTATGATACAAAAGGACAACAGCTGGTGTGACATGTACATCAACCAGTGCCGTATGTTCTGGCAGATGTACAAAGACGATACTCATGTACTACCAGATGCTATGCCTCCTGCCGATTACTCCGACATGTTTACAATGAACATGGCTGACTTACCTGATTGGTCTGAAGAACATAATCATTTGTTTGGCTTTGAGGCTCAAAACATTATTGATGCTAAGAAAGCTGTTAAAGTTGGTGATGAAGCCAAAGATATGTTCAAGGAAAAAATGCCTGAGAAGTGCCGCAGAATGGACTTTGACATTGTCGGTAATCTAGAAGGCCACAAGATTCGTGTCACACGTTCTCGTGCTGGCACACTCACCTGTACACACATTGCACCTAAGGAGAAGAATGATGAGTAATGTATGGTCAACACTATCACGTTTTGATGTATCAGCAGAAGTTCAACAGAAAGGTCGCTTTGACTATCTGTCATGGGCTTGGGCATGGGCTTATGTCAAAGAGAAGTATCCTACTGCCACATTCGAGAAGCACATCTTCCGTGACAATCAGGACAATCCGTTACCTTTTATGCGTGACACCAAAGGTCATACCTATGTAGCAGTGACTGTTACCATCGAGGACCTTGCTCACACAGAGATTCATTACGTCATGGATAACAAAAACCAATCTGTTACTCACCCTGACGGTGGACAAGTTAACAAAGCTTTACAACGTTGCTTGGTAAAAGCTATTGCATTCCACGGTCTTGGCCTCAATGTCTATGCTGGTGAGGATTTGCCTATGGACTTAGAGGAGGATGACACAGACAGTATCATTCGTGACTTTCGTTCAGCGACCACGCTTGACGACATTGACACGGCTTGGCGTAGTCATGCAGCCTCTATTGGAAAGCTATCAAAGTCTAGCAAGCAACAAGTTACAGATGAGTTTAGAAATGCCAAAGCGTCTCTCAAGGCAAGCGCAGAAGAATCAGCGTAACACAATAACTTATATCTTTTCTCGATGTAGAAATTGCGGCAAGATGGTCAACAACGAATTAGATTGTTACACCGTCACAGCCGCAATGGATATATTCTGTGAGTCCTGTTACTACGACATAGGCTGGCAGAACATCGAGAAGAAATATGAAAATTACTCAGAACCAAGAGAGTTACCAGTTAAGGCTTATAAAAATGACACATGAAGTATTGTCCGATAGAGACATGCAAGACATTTTGGCTAAGAAAGCTGTTATATTCTCACCTGAGATGCAACAACATGAAGGATGTCTCTGGGTCAGTGGCTCAGGGATATTCTCTTCTTACCGCAGTATGTTTGTTAATCTAGAACACCTTGAATACGGAGAGATAAAACTATCAGTTACTATTACCGATGATGATTCTGGTCGAACTAACTATCTTGTATGGGGATACGGAGATAGCGAAGACAAAGCGTCCATTGGCAGAATGTTGGTATTTCTTATAGATGATATACTTGATGGTAGAGGTGAACGTATAACTATTGACTATAAGTGAGGAACATAATGGTTAAGTCAACAACAGATAACCCATACTCAATATGCTCTAACTTTGATGTTTATATTGAGATAACAGTAGAAAGAAAAATTAAAGTATCTGCCGCAAGTCAAGAAGAAGCTATGGAGTTAGGTGTAGCAAGAGCTAAAAATTACAGCAGTTATCTTACAAAACGTTCTGGCTATAAAGTATTAGAGTTTGAAGCAATAGATGCTGTGGAACACAACTCTACTTCTTCTTAAATCTATCTAAACCTTTTAAACCTAAACCAGCAAGTATCGTTACATATAATATGTTTTGATACCAATCAGGTAACTCATTAAGCCTGTCAAATCCTTGCCTGACTACATCTTCCATGCCCGGAATAAATGTAAGCACACAAGGGGCAAGTACAGCAATGGTGATTATCTCGTCTTTCCAGCTAGACTTTGTGGACTCAGCCATGATTAGCTCCCACTTGCTATCATGCTGTGCCGCAGTTTTCATAATCTCTGACTTGGCTTTTTGTTTATCTACCTTGCCTTCAAGAAATGTTTGAGCAAGATTACCTACTACACCTAGCAACTGAATCATTCTACAAACTCCAATATGTTACC